GGAAGGTTTATGCCGCCAAACTGTCGATGGCGCTGTGTTTGCCAAGGAAATGCAGCTTGCCGAGTTGGATGGCCGCATCACAAAAGTTAACTACGACCCCACAAAGCCCGTACACGCAATATTTGACTTAGGCTGGTCAGACGCTACCGCTATCTGGTTCTTGCAGTTTATTGGCATGGAAACCCGTTTGATTCGCTACACCGAGGGCAATCAGCAGACCATGAGCGACTATCTAGCCAAAATGCAAACCTACGGGTATATCTATGACACGCTCTGGCTACCGCATGACGCTGAGAACAAGACGCTGGCTGGCAATGGCCGTAGCATTGAGGAAATCGTTAGAAATGCTGGCTATAAAACCCGCATTATTCCAAGAACGCCTATTTTGGACAGCATCAACGCTGCCAGGACAATCTTTAGGAATTGCTGGTTTGACCGCGACAACTGCCATGACGGGTTGCAATGCTTGCGGCATTACCGCTACGATGTGGACCCAGAGACTAAGCAGTTTAGCAAAACGCCCGTTCACGACAACTATAGCCACGGCGCTGACGCTTTCCGCTACATTGGATTGATGATTAACGAACCAAAACAGCGTAGACAACCAAAGCCAACGCAATATTATGGTGGCGCTAATAGTTGGATGAGTTAAAATTAGGCAACTTGTCAAAGGACATATATGGCAGATGATTACGACCCACGGATTCAAGAAGCAATTGAATTCCTGAAACTGGCAAACGATGCCGACACAATGAACCGTCAAGAGGCTCTTGAAGACCTCAAATTTGGCGGCGGCGATCAATGGCCTGTAGAGTTGCAAAACTCACGCAATCTAGAATCGCGCCCCGTCATTGTGGTTAACAAGGTGGATAACTATTGCCGCCAGGTCTGTAACCAGCAGCGCCAACAACGACCACGCATCAAAGTTCATGCTGTCAATACGCAGCAGGACATGGTTGACGCGCAAGTCATTCAGGGTGTCATTCGCCACATTGAAGTCAATTCAAACGCCGATCACGCCTACGACAACGCTTTCGAATACGCTGTTCGCATGGGTTGGGGCTATGTGCGCGTTCGCACAGACTACGTTTCAGAAGATTCGTTCGATCAAGAAATCTATATTGACCCTGTAGACAACCCGTTTACCGTCTACTTTGACCCCAATTCTGTTGCCCCTGATGGCTCTGACGCTGACCGTTGTTTAATTACAACAATGATGCCAAAGAAGGAATTTGCAAAGCTCTATCCAGACGCAGATGACGGCAATGGCACATCATTTACGCAGCGCGGTACTGGCGACAGTCAATCGGAATGGATTACCAAAGAGGACATTCGCCTTGCTGAGTATTACTACACGGTGCGCGAAAAGGCCACTTTGTACCTGTTGAGCGATGGTTCTAGCACTTTTGCTGAAGACAAAGATTCGTTTGCGCGTTTGGCTATGGCTGGCATCACCGTGATTGACCAGCGCAAGTCATACAAGAAAACCATTAAATATTGCAAGCTAACAGCCAACGAAATCATTGAAGAAGGCACATGGGCTGGCCGCTATATCCCAATCGTGCCTGTTTATGGCCGTCATTTGGTTGTAGGCGACAAGCGCAAGAAATTTGGCATGATTCGCAATGCCAAAGACCCGCAGCGTATGTATAACTTCTGGCAAACTTCTATTACCGAAGGCGTTGCGCTGGCTCCAAAGGCCAAGTGGTTGATTGCTGAAGGTCAAGACGAAGGCCACGAAAACGATTGGGCAAACGCCAACATCAAGTCTTTCCCGCTGTTGCGCTACAAACAGACAGACATTGAAGGCCGACCAGCACCTGTGCCGCAACGCCTGCAACCAGAGCCACCGCAAGCTGGCATCATGGCCGCTGCACAAGGTGTGGACGATGACATTAAATCCATCATGGGGGTGTTTGACCCTGCACAACTAGGCCAAGGCAATATCTCTGGCAAGGCTTTGAACGGCCAACAGCAGCAAGTTGACCTGACAAATTACGACTATTACGACAACCTGACCCGTTCTATATCGCACGTTGGTAGGATTTGCTTGGACTTGATTCCTAAAATCTACGACACACAGCGCGTGATGCGAATTATTGGTGACGATGGCAAGCCTGAATTACTAACAATAAACCAGCGCGAAGCTACAGGCCGAATCCTGAACGACCTGACCATTGGCCAATATGATGTGGTGATGGACACAGGTCCAGGCTACGACAGCAAGCGCCAAGAGGCTGTGGCAAGCATTGGCCCTATTTTGGCAAGCGACCCTGCTTTGATGGACAAGATTGGCGACCTGTACTTCAGAAACCAAGACTTCCCAGGTGCAGACGTTATTGCAGATCGCTTGGCTACGCTTAACCCATTGGCTCAGATTGATGACAAATCTGACATTCCACCGCAAGTGCAAATGCAATTGGCGCAGGCCAAGCAGCAAATGGAGCAAATGCAACAGCAGATGCAAGCAATGCAACTGGACTTGAAGTATCGCCAATCGGTTGCCCAACTTAAAGAAGATGGCGACACCAAGCGCAAGCTCATGGACGTTACCAGCCGCGCTCATAACACCGAAACAATGGCTGAAGTGCGCGTCAATGACCAGAACACACGTTCAATCACAAGCCAGAACAAGACTGAAATTGATGCGATTGTCCAGCTTATGTTGCACAACATGGACACCAACCGATTGCTTGGCGAAATTGAAAGACGCAATGCTGATCAACTGCAAGCGGCACAATTTGCCGTGGCAGACATTGATAATCAACAAAATCCCTTGATGGGGCAATAATTCTGTGGTATAAACTCCACAAACCTTACCAGTTAGGTTAACTGGGTAAATTCGTAGGGACACGTAATGTCTGAAAAAGAAGCAGGTCAAGTTTTGACCAGCGACAACGCAGCGGAATTTTATGCAAACAGATTAGGTTTAGCCGAATCGCCATCAACTGAGGCCGAGCAATCGGAGCCAGCAGAAGTGGTTGAAGAACGGAGTGAACCTGAAGAAGCAGAAGCCGAAGCAAAACAAGAGGGTGAGCGCAAGCAAAATCCAAAACTTGAGCGCCGTTTTAGTGAGATTACCAAGCAACGTGAAGAAGCGCGTAAAGAAGCGCAGGCAGAACGTGAAGCAAGGCAGGCATTAGAACAGCGTTTGGCAGCTTTAGAAAGTCAGGGCAAGCCCAAAGCTAACCCTACTGACGAAAAGCCACAACCTAGTCAGTTCAGCGATGCGTTTGAATATGCCGAGGCTCTAGCAGAGTACACGGCTGATAAGCGAATCGGTGAAATGAAGCAACAAGAAGCGCAAGCTAAAGAAGCCGAGCAACGCCAGAAGGTTATTAACCAATGGACAAGCAAAGTAGAAGCAGCCAAGCAGACATTGCCCGATTTTGATGAAGTCGTTGCATCAAGCGATGTGGTCGTTAATGACGATATTCGTGATGCTATTCTGGAGAGTGACGTAGGGGCGCAAATCCTTTATCACCTAGCTGAGAACGATGAAATCGCTAAAAGAATCGCTGGATTGTCGCCCAAACAGGCGTTGAGGGAAATTGGAAAGTTGGAGGCAAGGTTTGAGGCTAAAGAGTCTGAAACTGAGAAACCAGCCCCTATTGTTAGAAGTAAAGCACCAGCACCGATTCAACCGATTCGCGGCGGCAAGAACACGCCTGATGTGCCATTAGATTCCAATGGGGTCTTTTTTGGAACAGCAGCGCAATGGAAAGAGCTACGCAAAGCGGGGAAAATTCGGTAAACCTAATCTTTTTGAAAGCAAAAAATGGCAAATAATCTCTTAACCATTAGCAAGATCACCAACGAAGCGTTGATGGTCTTGGAAAACGAACTGACCTTCACATCTGAAGTTGACCGCAACTATGATGACCAATTCGCCGTTACTGGCGCAAAAATCGGCGCAACCGTTAACGTTCGCCGCCCTGGTCGTTTCATTGGCACAACTGGCCCCGCTTTGAACGTTGAAGACTTCAACGAAACTAGCGTGCCTGTTACCCTGTCAACCCAGTTCCACGTTGATACCCAATTCACTACACAAGATTTGGCTCTGTCTTTGGATATGTTCTCTGACCGTGTGTTGAAGCCCGCAATCGCAGCAATCGCCAACAAGATTGACCGTGACGGCTTGGCTATGGCTACCCTGCAAACTGCCAACATCGTTGGTACTGCTGGCACACCCCCCACAGGTTTGATCACTTATCTGACTGCTGGCGCTTATCTTGATAGCGAAGGCGCACCACGCGATGGTCGCCGTTCATGTATCGTTGAACCCTTCACATCTGCTTCCATTGTGAACAGCTTGAAAGGTTTGTTCGTTCCTCAAGAAGCCATCGCATCTCAATACCGTAAAGGTTTGATGGGTCGTGATTCTGGCGGTATGAACTGGAAAATGG